GAGACTTCTATTTCTGTAAATAACTTTTCAAATTTAGTTTTAGAAGTAAGTACTTTAATTGTTTCGTTAGCTTGTTCTAACATATCTTTTCTATCTTCTTGTTGGTCTTCTGGAGCCTCACATATAGCAAATTCTCCTGTAACTTTATTTATAGCTATCCAACCACCAAAAGGTGAGTTATCAGCCTCACTATACATATGCCCTTGCATGATATAACCAAAAGAATCATTTTCTTTTATTTTATTGTAACTACCATATTCACCAAACTTACCAAGAAAACTTGCAGGACTTGCAGATTTTATATCCCAAACTCTTCCATCTATTTTAACATCGTAAGTACCTTTTAATTCTATATTTCCTATTTTCAACGACACAGGTTCTTGTAACTTTTCTATGTTTACACCCGCACCTCTCATAACTGCTATAGTAACCGCTTCTAGCAAATCACCTATTAAAAACTTTATTATTGTATTATATTGAAATTCTTTTTTAACACCTTTTTTTTCTAATTGCTGTTGACACAAAGGTTTTCCTAGATTAGACATACGAATACGCCAATCCATTTGTTCATTAAATTGTTTTTCTAATGCTTTACCACATGATTCTTTAAACTCTTTAATAATAGCAGGGGAAAGCGGTTTAGACTTTCCCCCAACTGCGTCATAGAGAAAATTCTCTATTAGAGTAGATAACATACTGCTATTCGTCTAACTCAATAGCTAGGGAGTGGTCGCCATCTTTAGTTTGTTGTTTAACAGCAGTTCTATGTTTCTCCATAACGCCTTCATTTACGGACTTTGTTACAGCCGCAAATTCTTTTAATAAAACAGTGTCTTGGTCAGACATTGCTACTGATTCTCCAATCTTAATATCCATAGCAAAATAAGTATTACCACCTGTTTTTTGCTTTTTAGTAGATAATAAAAGAGTGTTTCTTATCATTGGTTTCTTTTGAGTAGCTAAAGATTTAAGGGCTGTAGCCACGGGTATGTAATTAACACCTTTAGCATAAAGAACACAAGGAATTTGTTTTAAACTAACATCCTTTCCATCAGATTTCTTACCTTCCATATCTGCAACCCCGTATAATACTTGATTACATTTTATAGAACTTTGAATTATTTTTTGTGGGTCAGTATCTGGTAAGTCTTTTAACTCCTCCCTAGATAACTTTCCACACTTATAACCACCACTAGAATCTGGAAATTGGTCTCCTAAAGATGGTCTTTGCACACTAGATGTAAAGACTTCTTCGGTGTTATCCCAATAGCTGTAAGCAAACAACCTAGCAAAAGGTCTAAAGGTTGCTGTTTTAGCGTATACACTATCTCCGTCAACTTTTAAAACGTAATGACCCCTCGGTAAAGGATTTTCATTTTCATCTTCTGTTTGATAGTTAATGGATAGTCTAGATAGCACTGAACCCTCTTGGCTACTATTATCTAACTGTCCTGTTAGTTTCATTAATTCTGCATCACTTAAAGAATTTAAATCATTCGGTATAGCAATAGCATTAGTTTGTGTATTATTTTCAATCATCGGAATTATATACCTCCTTCATATTTAGCCAATCATTACCTATTTTTAATTCGATTCCTATTGGCATCGTATATTTGAAACCATACCGCCTTTCACATTCATCTGATATAGACAGCATAGCCTCCTTTAAAGTTTCGATAGCTTGTTTATCTTCGTCTGGATACACATCCAAAACGATACTATCATGTACTGTGTTACACACTATAGACTTTAATTCGTTTTTTGTCAATAGCTTATTTAAATTAATTAGTGCAAGTGGCAACAAATCTGCTGTCGCAAATCCCTGTACAGGATAATTCTTAATAGCAGTAGAATTTGATACACTTCCACTGCGTAATCTCTCAACATTAGGGAAGAAATATTGTCTTCCACTAGGTAATCTTATTTTATTTGACATAAGTGCTTCATTTTGTAATTCAGTATGCCACCTAGTTATTCCCAAATACTTATTTTTAAAAGCACGGTAATATTGCATCTGTTTTGGAGTACCTAAGATACCCCCATATAGCGGTTTAAAAGTATCTGCTTTAGCTTTTTGTCGTGATACTCCAAGTATCTTTGCAGTATAGCTATGAACATCAACTTTGTTTTTTATGTCTTTTAAAACTTGTTCGTCTTTAGCTAAAAATCCTGCAACTCTAAATTCTAATTGTGAATAATCACCTTCTAATATCTTCCCACCTTCCCACCTAGATGTAATACATTCTCTAACAGGAAAAGTATTACCTCTAGGCATGTTTTGGAAGTTAGGATTACGAGAAGATAATCTGCCAGTGCTTGTAACACATTGCATAAATTGTGGATGTACCATCCCATCTTTACTAATAGCTTTTTGCATACCCTCAACAAAAGTTCTTAGATAAGTTCGTATAGCAGAATAGCGTACATACCTTTTTAAAAATTCGTGTTCTACACCTTTTGTCGTTGATAAATAACTTTCTAAAATTACTTTGTCAGTTTTAAATCCCATAGCAGAACAATCAATAACATTTCTAGGTTTTAATCTTAATCCTGCTCTTTCATTTGTATTTTTAAATATTAAACCTTTTGTACCACAAGTTTTACAATGTCGTTTTACATTACTTGGTGTACCATCTTTTTTCATGTAAGTGTATTTACCAGTTCCTTCACAATTATGACATATAATTCCATGCGTTTTAAACTCTGGTCTTGCTAAAGAATTTATTTCTATATAAAAATCATTCATGTTAGCAAAGTTAGTTCTTCTTTTAGGTTTTTTTGTATTTCCTCTTTCTTCATAACCAATATTAAATCTTGTTGCCCACATTTTTTTGTCAGTAACTTGCATCGAATAAAAAAGTATAGACCTATCTTCTGGTGAATCTAAATTTATAGGAGTGTCGCCCATAAATATTTTTACTTTTTCATTTAAATATTTTTGTAAATCTACTAATTCTTTTTCAAACTTAACTTTTATGTTATTTAAAATGTTAGTATTAATATGCAAACCGTTCATTTCAATGTTAGCTAAAACTTTTGTTAGTTCCATAGACATTTGTATTGTTGGTACAATGCTAGTTGTCATATAAATCTCCCCAATTCATTTTTAATTTACTTAACTGTGCCATGGCTAATTGATAAGTACTTTCAACATCTTGTTTACCATACTCATACACTATTGTCCAAGGTATTCTTTCATAGGATACTTTATTCTTCATAAATGGTTGAATTAATTCACTTTTTTTAAGTGCAACACCCTTTCTTTTACAACAATCCTCTAATGAAAATCCCCACTTAATACCTCTTGCCATAATATATTCCATAACCATAGTGTCATGTAATTTTTTGTCGTAAGTAAAACCACATTGTACTAACCAACTAAAATCAAATTTTATGTTATGTCCTATAAGTACATCAGTTTTATCTAAAACATTTTGTAAAATTTTTTGTGCATTAGGTGTTGGAGGTTCGTCTCTATGATAAAAACATAAATACTCAACTGGATTGTCATCAATCTTATAACCAACAGAAACTAAATTGTTTCCGTTAAATGGACTAGATATTATTTTATTTTCGTCATCAACATCAAATGTTGTTTCTACATCAACTGTCGTTATCACTTTCAAAAACTCCCCTCTGTATACTTATTCTTGCATGTCTTGAACCATGCCAACCATTTAATTTATTTTTACTTACTGTTATACAACGATAAGGGTCAGATAAATCATTATTGTCAGCACCTCTTCCTATACCTAAAATTAAATCTGCTTCTCCCGCTTTACCTGTTCGTGAATTATCTAACATAGAATAATCTATTATTGATTTACCTTCTGCCTCATAACTTGCCTGTGAAACAGCCCACATTAAACATTCATGTCGTTTTGCTATTTCTCTTGCTCTCACATAAACATCTTTTAATTTTTCATCTGTTCTATTGTAATTACCACTTATATGCACTTTGTCAAGTTGGTCTATAAACATAACATCGGGTTTATAAATTCTTGCATATTCATTTATCTCATCAATGTGTGTACCTACGCTATCAAAAACTGTTAACAAAGGTTTTATTTTTGTTAAGTATTCTTCTTTGTAATTTTCTAAATTGTCAGCAATATATTCTTTTGTTTGATTAAAATAAGATTGTACTATTCTAAGTTTAATTCTAACTGCGGGTTCTTCGTTAGCCCAGTATGTGACTTTCTTTCCTTGTTGTATATACCCAGATGCATTAAAACTAGAAAATGTCGTCTTACCTATTTCTGGTCTAGCAAATAAAATAACAAAATGTCCTCGTTCTAAAGCGGGAACATTGTCAGCTAATGTCAGTAGTCTATGTTTAAACTCTCCACTATTACCATTTAATGTAAATAATTCTTCTAAATCTTCTTGTACTAAATGATAAGTTTCGCTACCTACCATGTTTTGTTCATCCAACATTTCTACTAATCTTCGTAGACTACTTATGTCTTTGTCAGCACCAGTATAAATGTCAACCGCTTTTTCGCCTATTTCTTTTGCTTGTTGTCTAGCCCAAAAGTTTTTTATAGCGTCAAAATTTAGTTCCGATATGGAACTATTTTCATCCAATTCATCTATTCTATCTACTATATTCTGCCTTGTAGCCTTCGGTACTGCGGGATATAAGTCAGCATACATGACCTTTAATTCTCGCAGATTTAATACTTTTTCTGGATATTTGTCATGTATTTTCTCTATTAGGGTGTATACCATACCGTATTCGTGATTAAACATGTCAACATCAATAAATCTACGAATTTTGTTGTAGTGTTCGTAATTTAGACAAATAGATAAGATTTCAGTATGTATCATTCATCCAACCCCAAGCTTTCTTGTTTACTCTATCTACTAACTTTTTAATATCTTCATCTAACATTTCTTTTATATCTTCTTCTAACAATAAAAACTTAGCATTCATATTTAAAGCCAAGTCATCAACTAATTGAACAGCTTTTTTACTTGCGTCTTTGTCAAGTGCTATTCCAATCTTTTTATATTTCTTTAACACATCAATATGAGTTTGTAAAAGGTTAGTTCCTAATAAAGCTATCCCCGTGCAAAATTTAGATATAGTTAGTGCAGATACCACATCTTCTACTAAAATTGCTGTATCACTATTTCCGTGTATAAATGGATACCCAGAATTGCCATACCTATACCATTTTGGTTTTTTATTTTTGTATAATGCTCTTCCAACTGCATCAACTAAATTATCATCTTTCTTAACTAAAAACACTGCTCTATGAGTATGTCGGTCATATCGCATAATGTCATAATAATCTTGTAAATCATAGTGTGTGACATATTCTCTGTAATCTTTGTTTTCTAATTTTTCTTCCCAATGATTTCTATAGTAAAATACCTCTGGCTCTTTTTGTTTTTCTATTTCATTAAATAATCTTTTAGATAGTTCACTACGAGTTCTACCTTTAATATTACAATCAGCATGAAAACAGTTATAAACTATTTTATCTCCACTATTTAATGCAGAGAATGTTTTTTTATGAAAGCATATAGGACAATCTATTCTGACTGCCTCATTAACATTTAAATTTAAATTCTTTAAAAAACTTTGTAGCATACTCCCCTTTAGTTTAGATACTGACCTCATAGTTTATAGTGCGATGTCGACCACTTACAACGCTGGCGGTTTTATCCAAGCTTCACAGTATCTAATAACCCTTATAAACTAACAAAAATTAATGTCAAGCATTACTTACCATTACATTTAATTTTTTTTTGTTGACAGATTTGTTTTTATCAGTAAAAAGGGAGAACCCCCTCCCGTGGGATATCTTATATATGTTTAGGGAGAATAAAAAGTTTTTAATCCATGTACCTACCGAAATGAAAAAATGGGAAGACAGGATGTATGACGCAGAATTTGAGGGAGAAATGCATAATTCACATGAACACAAGGCTTTACACTTACATTATAAAAATATTTATTTACATTACAAGTCATTACATGATAGAGGTATAGAGTATGAACCAACTTTTTAATTTATAATGTATAGAGTAATTGTCATAACTTTACTACTTTTAATTATTCTTAATACTTGTGTTGGTTGTACTTTTTTTGTTGCTAAAGAAACAATAGAAGTAATTGATAGTGCTTTAGAAAAAAGTCCTAACCCAGAAAAGAAAAAGAAGATACTAAAAAAACAACAAACCTTAAAAGATAAATCTAGGGAGTTTTATTGTAGTAAGGTTAAAGATAAGGAGAAATGCGGTGAGTAAAAGAAAGTATGAGGTAGAAATACAAATAGCCCAAACTAAAATTTATCATGTAGAGGCAGAAGATGAAAGAGATTTACTTGATAAAGAAAAAAGCGGGGATATAGAAAATGAGGGGAAACTTATTAGAACTGATACATCAGAAAGTATGTTAGGTAGTTGGAGTTTTATAGAAAATGTCAAATAATAAATTACTAAAAAACTTAAAAGAATGGGTTAAGCTACCAGAACATGTCACTATTGGGGCATATAAAGTAGAACTTGTCAAGATACCCCATGATATAGCTTATGAGAGTTCAGATTATCAAGGTAGTTTTGTCAGCAAGCCACCATTAAAAATTTATTTAGATGAAGAAATAATTGATATGGGGGGTATGGATGCTGTTAATTTAGTGTTACATGAATTTTGTCATCTTGGCTTCTATCAATACGCTATGAAAGATAAAGAAGAAGAACATATTGTCAATTCTTATGGAAATTTTTTAACTGAACTGTTAATGAGAAGTGAACTAAAGGAGTGGTTAGTATGGCAGATAACAAAAAGTGTATGAGTTGTAAAGTCAGTGTACCTACAATAAGAGCAACAGATACTATTTGGTATTGTACTCTATGTTACATAAAAAAGTTTCATCCTGTGGATAACTTTGCTAAGATTTTATTGACGGCAAAAAATAAAGCATATAAAAGGGATAGTGTTTAGCTAGGTTGTACTCATTTCTAACTTGGCTAAACGCTTGGGTGGTTGTTCTAGACAACACAAAAAACTAGAAACATGTTTAGGAGTGGGCATGGTAGATATATCTGTAAGTCCTTTTCCTAAATATTAGCTATCTAATCGTTTCGCTCGATTTAGCTACGAGCCATTACCTTTGGATAGCAAAACAAGATAAGCCGTGTTATAGCGTGTGCTGTCTTGGTAGGTACAGTAATGACTCGTAATTCTAGATGATTTAACGTAGCTTTACTGTATCTACACTAAGTTTACGTTAGTGCCAAACCTGTCGGCGATTGACTTGTATTAGGTGGGAGTGTGACCACATAGCTGAGACACCTAATAGGTTGGCTTTTGTAAAAGTACTAGTGAGGTTCGAGCAACCCTTTGGTACTAACGTAAGTTTAAAATAAGGGGGTAAAAATGTCAGCTAATTGGATACTTGTCGATGCAGATTTTTGTAGATACCACCACACAAAATTTAAATCGGGTGGTCGTTTATATTTTATAAAGGCGGGCAGAAAAAATGTCAGCGTATATGACATAGCTTTACGAAAAAATGTCAGCCTAAAAATGTCAGCATTACCTAACCTTTTTTTCAATAAAGAATATGAAGATAGACTTTTGCGTAAGTACCCTAATACATTTAAAAACCTATTGAAAAATTTTAGGGTATATAAACAAAAAACAGCTATTGAAAAAAATATATTAGATACACTAAAAAATAAATCAAAAATAAATTATAAAGTTGTTGACTAGTTTTTTTTGTAATGATAATTGGATAAGTGAGTATTAACGTAAGGGAGATAAATACAGGAAGAATACTGAATAATACTGGGCTATAAATTGCCGTGTCCACAGTGAAATTAATACTCAAAAACATTAAACAAGGGAGTTAAAATGTTAGTAGAAATTAATAAAAGCGTTCCTCAAGCTATAGAAGAAATTTGCGGTACTAATGGTATATTCCATATTCGTTGGAAGAAAAAAGATAGACGACAATTTATAGATAATGAATTTGGTTATCCTGTAATAAATCCCGATTATGATAAATACACTATTTTACGAACAGGCAATTTTAGGTTAGGTGTAGTAAAAAATCTTAAAGGCGGTAAAAGAAATACAGACCCTAATGATTTTTTAATTGCTTTCGATATGAGCAAAAAAGGTTATAGAAATATTTATTATAATACGATAGAAAAAATTACAGTAAATAAACAAACTTTTAATGTTGCTGTTATAGATACTAAACACTATAGATTTGGTTTGATAGAACAAGAAAAAAAAATATGATTGCATTTACCAAATCAAAAAACCTACTTAATATAGATAAAAACGCTAAAACAGTTAAGGGGCAAAAATATGGTTTTATGACCGCAATTTTGTATCTTGCCCCTTCTAATCAATCGGGCTTTAATGTATGCCCCCAAGCTTCAAAAGGTTGTAAAAGGGCTTGTTTATATACTGCGGGTCATGGTGCGTACGATAGTGTTAAACAAGGTCGTATAAATAAAACTTTATGGTATATACAAGAAAGAAAAACTTTTTTAGATAAACTTAGAAAAGAGATAAACGCTTTTATTAAAAAGGCTAAATCTAAAGGGTTAGTTCCTTGTATTAGGTTAAATGGTACTTCCGATATATCATGGGAAAATACGGGCTTAATAGATGAATTTAAAAGTATTCAATGGTATGACTACACAAAAGTTTACAAGAGGGCGTTAAAATTTGTCAATGGTACACTACCTAAAAATTATCATATTACTTATAGTTTAAACGAAGATAACAAAAAACAAGCTTTTAATATTTTAAAAAAGGGTGGAAATATTTCTGTTGTTTTTCGTAAGAGTTTACCTACACAATTTAATGGATACAAAGTTGTCAATGCTGACACTAACGACTTACGATTTCTAGACCCTATAAATAGTATTGCGGGGTTAGTTGCCAAGGGTAAAGCTAAAAAAGATTTTTCGGGATTTGTTTTAGATGTCTAAAAAAAGAATTTCAAATTATCCTTTTGGTAGAGACACTAAAAGCCCAGATTATTATTTTACCCAAGATATTTACGGGGATGGTTCGGGGATAACAGGTCGTAAAAAAAAGAATAAAAAAAACTTTGTATCTAACAAAAAAACTGATAAAGAAAATATATTGCAAATAAGCAATAAAAAATAAACGCATAAAAAAGGGAGTTTTTATTATGCAAGATACTATAACAAAAACGCATAACAATATAATGGATGTATCATTATTTGAAATGCCAATTAAAAAAGCGGTTAACCCAAAAATTATTTTAGATGATGAAAACGGGGTTAAAACCGAAACTACAATGAATGACCAAGTGGTTGTCTATAGACCCGACACAATGGAAATACTAGGGCGTTCAAGAAGTAATAAATATAAAATTATTGAACCCGCTATTCTTTTTCAAAAACATGCAGAAAAAGTTATGGCTCAACCTAACTTACCTAAAAACGTAGTTATTACTGATTCAATTTATGAAGGCGGTCGCAAACAAAAAAGAACCATAGAATATCCCGATTTAACCCATGTAATGCCCGATAATAGCAAGGTTAATATGAGAAGTGATATTTTTAATTCAGTTGATATGAGTTGGATGTATCAAGCGTTTGCGGGTGCTTATAGGGATTTATGCAGAAATTCTTTAGTATTTGGCGGTCAACGTATGTATCATGTAAAACAAAAACATACTACTGGTTTAAATGTTTCCGCAACGCTTAATCAAGTGACTAAAACTATTCAGATGTTTAATGAAAATAAAGAACTAATGGATAAAATGATTAATCAAGAAGTCACACTTGACCAAGTCGCTTATATTTTAGCTCAAAATATCGCTAAGAAAAAAAGCGGTTTAAGTCGTTATGGTATACAGCAAAAAGTCGAAGTTAATAAAAAACTTTTAGATTATTTCTTGTATCAGTTTGACCGAGAAAAAGGCAATCTTGGTTCTACTGTTTGGAATTTATTTAATGCTCTTACGCATTGGAGTACACATATTGACGATACCTTCGAGCGTGAAAACGAGAAAACAGGAGAAATAACTGAAGTTAGTATGACGAGGGCGGGTAGTAAAACACATACAGCCCAAGTTAAACGAGAAGACAAAGTAAGAGAATTTATGAATACAGAAGATTGGCAAAATATGTTGGCGGGTGTATTCGTAATACCAAAAGGCGTAAACCTTCAATTCTAATTAAGTTTATGACAATGAAATTATATATAAAAAAAATGTCAATTAAACTTAGGCGGGGTATTTATGGGGGATTTAATTCTTTTATTAGGTCGAGTATGCCTTATATTGCTTTTATTTAGTATATTAGCTTTAGTACTCTAAGATAAGCCCCGCCCTAAAAAGCGGGGTTTTTTTATTGGTATTTATTATAAAAAAAGTATTTCACAATTACGCCTTTTTAGGTGTATAGAATAAACTATTAATAATTTAACAATGGGAGTTAAAAAATGACTACTAAATATTATACTAAATCTGAATTAATCAGATTAAATAATAAATCTATTAAGGAAAATAGAAATCAATGCTTAAGTACTGAAAAGTTAAAAAATCTTAACCCTAAGTATATCTATCCAGTTATGCAGACTTTATTCCATAATGATAAAGAAATGCGTACTATCATTTTATTTGATGCAGATAATAATAAAGGAATATTAGATATTAGCATATCTGATTATAACAAGTTAAATACAGTTGAGACTCTTGGGGGTTCTAATGCCTAAAACCCCTTATATGACCCAAAAACATTTTGAGGTATTGGCGGATGAATTGGCACATGATAAGTTTTATTATGATAGCTTAATTGCTTACCATGAAAAACTTGATAGAATGATTAAATATTGCCAAGATGCTAACCCTAGATTTAATTTAGAGTTATTTACCGCTAGAATTGATAAAACTTATAACGCTTTAGATTTAAAAATGCGTAATTCAATAACGGCGGTTTAATTATGGAATATAAATTAAAATTGATTAAGCCCAGTTCTTTAAGAGGTTCAGACCATGGTAAGATTCAAGCCTTAACAGATATTTATAATTTTCTTATAAATACGCCCACTATTGATTTAAGCCCAAATACAATACAAGTAGAAATACAAAAAAGACTAGAAAAAATGGGTTGTACTGGTTTAGAGGTTAAAGGCTACCCAGATTATATTGACCCAGAATATGTGGATATTACGAGGTTTTATGCTAAGTGAATACATACTTTTCATGCTTTGTATTTGTTTAGGTATTTTTATACTTGCATTCTTTTTTAAATAGTATTTAATAAACTTTTCATATTATTCCTTCCTAGCCCCGCCCTAAAAAGCGGGGTTTTTTATTTCGGGTTTTATTGCGGATACATCCAGTTTTATTGAGTGTTTAGCTCTAGTTTACATCTAGCCTCAATTAGTGGTTTATGCGTGTATATTTAAGGGTTTTTAGGGTGTCTATTGTTCGCAATCGGGCTAGGGAATAAGCCTAGAATTAAATCGAAACCAGTTAAAGTTGTCACTAGTATTGCACATGCGGGTGTGCCCGAGTAAGCCCCTTTATTTTAGCGGGAATACCCGAGGGCTTTTTATTAGATTGTATTTAGATTAAATTTAGAGTTCATTCTAGGTTGCTCCCCAGTTCCCCCGACTAGCCCCAAAAATCATGCTTGATAAGTGTAATTATCGTATCTGATAACTGTAATTATCGTAAGTTAACCGTTATTATAGGTCAGTAGTCAGTATTGTAAAAAATGGCGGAATATATATATTTTTTGGGGGTGGCAAGGGTCACCCGGGGTGGTATACCAATGGTTATACAAAGTAAATATAATTTTATAGAATTTACCCTGTGAACTAGTAAACGCTTGACCCTGCGGGAACCCTAATAGGTCTTCCTGTGTACAGGGTGTAAGCCCCCGGGTAGGGGGGTAGTTCTATTATACACCTGTGTGCCGTTTTGTCAAGTAAAAAATTATTTTTTTTTAAGAATTAACTTGACAACTAGTAAATATCGTGTATAATATAATAAAGGGAGTACAAAACAAGCACATATCTCTTCACTTTAGATAGTAAATACAAAGGTAGATAAGGTGCAATATGTACTACATTATTGGGGGATAGAATAAAATGTCAATAGATACATCAAAATTTAAAAATAAACAAGCGGATAAATCTATAGAAGAGTATAAAAGGGCTTTAGAGAAATTTAAAGACGATAGAAAAGGGCTTGACCAAGAAGAACAAAGAAGAAAACTAGAACAATTTAGAAAAAGGTTTGGATTAGAAGTACCACCAGATATGAAATTTAGATTACCTACTCTAAAAGAGTATTTAAAAAGATTAGAAAAAAAGAAAAAACTTGAGGATAGAGGGATAGGGAAATCAATGGAAGCAGGAATGAAAGTATACGCTAAAGGCGGCGGAGTCAGAAAAGTTAACTATTAAAATGAACTTATTACCCCAAAAACCTAAACAAAAAAAAGAACTAACAGAAAAACAAGAAGCATTTGTAGATGCTCTCATAGATAATGGTGGAAGTGTACCCCAAGCAATGAAAACCGCAGGATATGAGCCTACATCACGCTCTTGGTTAGTTAACTCAGTTTCTAACGAAATAGTAGAACGAACACAGAACTACTTAGCGTCTCATGGTATGAAAGCGGCTAACAATTTAATAAACGCTTTAGATGAAGACGGAACAACCCCCAAGGGCGAGCTTAGATTAAAAGCCGCAGAAAGTCTTTTGAACCGCATAGGTATAGGTTCTAGAGAAACAGTAGACCACAATGTGACAGCAATTCATGGTGTGGTCTTATTACCTAATAAAGAAAGGGAGAAAGTTATAGATGGATAAGGAATATACTAAACTATTAAGAGATATGGGTTTAAACTCTGGTGATATATCTCAAGTTAAAAAAATGTTAAAAAAATTTGAAAGTAATTCTGGTGGCCGTGCTATATCTGAACAAGATGTTAAAAATGCCGCTAAAAAATACCTAAAAAGAAAAGGTAATCCTCACGAAGATAATAAAGGACAGTTAATAAATAAATATCCAAAAATGGGTAACCCGTATAACAAGGGTGGCCACATTAAAACCTACGCAAAAGGCGGCGGAGTACGAAAGCCGAAGATGACAGCAGGATATTAAGTGGCTGACACTAACAAAGAACTAGCACTAAATTCTTTAAAAGATTTAATTAAAAAGAAAGCGGAAGATACTACAGTAGTTAAAAAAGCAAACAGTGTTATAAAAAAACATCCTCTTTTAGCCGCTACTGTTGGTTCAATAGTAAAGCAAGAATTAGGTGGTTCAATTAAAATTGGAGAAAATAAAAAAATAAAGCTTTCA